ATACGCTACCGCCAACTCCATAGACGTACCGCGCATAATCTTGCTGTCGTCCCACACAACCGCAATCAAGTCCGATCGAGCAACGTCATCCAGATCCCGGTTGACGATGAACTTGTTCATGGCAACAACCAGATTCTTGTTTGTCACTGGCGTCATAGAAGGCGTTCTATCTCCGACTATGTTCTCTTTACCACGGGCTGGGTTAAGCGTTTTCACACCCGGCACAGACTTAACGTACTCGGTAATCTTGTTACGCCAGTCGTATATCTCATTGGTGGATGAGTAATCAATCGGACCAGCCAAGTACACGTACCTCACTTGAACCTCCGCTTCAGGAAGTCGATAGACAGCATCATCTCGTCGAACATTCCATCCTTGACTTCGTGCATGAACATCATCCCTCGCCAATGTGAGTTGGTGAACGGAGAAAGGTAGTCGTAATTGTGCTGGTAGAACGACCCCATAATCGCAGAAGTCATGTGCCCGCCATCTGCCCGTCGAGCAAACGCTACGTCGCGTCCCTGCTGGTGTCCAGCAATACAGCTCATGTGCAGCTTGGTAAGCATCGCTCGTGCCGTCGTGATCGGACGGCCCATGACCCCGCTCGGGAAGTAGTGGCAGAATGCCACACCATTGATACTGACCGGCTGCAAGAATGGATACACCTTCCAGCCATACTCCTCCAAGCACAAGTCGTCTAGCGACATCATCCCTTCCAGCGCAGCATTCTCCTGCACGAAGCGATCAATGTGATCCTCGTGGTTGCCCAACGTAAACACCTTGATAGGGTCGTAGCCGGGTACTGCGTCGATTGGTGCCAACAGCTGGTGCATCCCTTCGTGGAAAGCAGCCAGATCCTTCTTGTAGCGGCGACCCTCGAAGTTCAGGGTCCCTCGCTCAAACCGAGACAAACTTGGAAAGTCTCCAAAGTCACCAAGACAGACAATGACATCTGGTCTTTTCTCCGCAATATACTGCCCAGCAAAATTCAAGTGGTCCATAGGAACCCCGGACATTACTTGGGCATCGGGGATGACTGCTATTGTGACTCCCTGCCGTGGCTGGTGCGGGATATGTAGATTCCGCGCTGTGCCCATCGGTATGTTCGGCTTTGTGGGTGGTCTCTTTAGCTTGACTTTCAATCAATGCACCTCCTCAGAGGGAATAACAGAGGCAATGTATTCCTGAGCCTCATCAGGCAAATCCACTTGTTGCAGTTCAGCACCTTCGGCCAACTGCATGACTCCTGCTTCCAGAAGCATGTTGATGGACAATGATACGAGGAAGTTTACCTCCTCTGGCGAAGCCTGAACATCAAACTCATACGTCCCGTCCTCGTTGATCTCTACATTCTTGAAGTACATTCTTGATTTCCTCATCACTGGCTCGGTAGAAGTCTATCCACACGAAGCCATGTTTATCTGCCCAGTCCGCATAGGTCTTGCTCTTTACAGACTTGCCTATCTTGGTACGGGCATTCCCGAACAACAACACGAAGATCTTGTCCGGGTATTGCTCTTTGAGCAACAGCATCTTCTTTCGATCGGAGGCATCGAACTTACCCTTCGCCTCCAGAACTATGTCTTCATCTACAGTCCAATCAGGCTTGTACTTCCTTCTCTGCTGAGGCTGGATGTAGTCCATGAAGTAGGGCTCGTAAAAAGCATCGACGCTTAGGGCCTCAAGCTTACGTCCTACATCAGCCTCCAGAATAGATCGGTAGTTGCCTGCTCTGATCTGCTGGTCTTTAGTTCTGATGTACCGGTTCTTCCGTCCCGGCACCTTCTGGTGCGTCTTCCGCATAGATCAGATCCAAGTTGGATTCGCCGTCCTCGAAGTACCATCCCCGCTTATCCCAGCGTGCGGGAATCCATACCTTCTCGTCCTCGAACTCACTCTCGTAAGCTCCGAACAGAAATCCATCGAGTTCTGCGAACACCCTTACAGGGTTTCCTCCTCTAAGAGTTGGTTTCATTGGCAAGCCTATCAAAGTGGTGCTTCCAGTCGTCGTCCGGAGTTCTCCAGATCCAGAAGCACCGTCCGTTCAACAGCATTTCCTCATCGTTACCGTACATTCCACGGACAACATCGAAGTAATCCTGCTCTAGCTTGCAGTCGGCAAGCATCTTGCGTGCCGCCACTTCTCCCTTGCCCTTGACACCCTTCAGGTTGTCTGCGCTGTCGCCGACAATCATCTGAGTGTAGAAATTGTACATGCCTGTTCGCTCGTCGATGGTCTTCCATTCGTCGGTGACGAAGTTGTAGTGATGACCCTCAATCTGCAGCAGATCTTTGTCGATGGAACAGATCACGCTGTCCATGTCCTGATTCATGCCTAGCGCATCGTCAGCCTCGATGGTGGTTACAACATCAGCCTTGTACGACGCCTCCAGATATGTGCGGAGTGCCTCGTAGTGTCTCGGCTTCGGCTTGGTGCGGTGAGCCTTGTACTCTGGGTAGATCTTCTTACGAAACGCTGTCTTGTCGTTGGAGGCTGTCAGATACACATGGTACTCGGTAGCCTTGCTACCCTCCAAGATGTTATCCATCAACTCATCCATGCGCCAGTATGCGATCTTCTCGTCTTCCTCCTCAGTCGTAAATCCGATTCGGTAAACGCAAATGTCTCCATCAATCAGGGCTAGCATCAGAACCTAAACTTCCTGCCGATGGTGATACCGATCGTGTCAACCCATGTTTCGTACTTGTTGTTGAAAGGCGCACCACGATCAATGTTCGACTGATGCCTGATCTCGAACTCGCCGTACCAGTCCTTGCCCATGTCGTGATGTATGCCAGCAGCAGCACCGGACGGGGTATCTCCTACCCACCCCTGCGAGTTGATGTTGTGGCCGACGAACACCTCAAGGTATGCGTAAGTCTCCGTTCCACTTGGCTTCGTCTCCGATAACGACCCAGCCTTCAGGGTAGCTGGGAAGATCATTAGACACAACAGCATCAGGGACAGCCACGGTCTTTTGATTGAGCCGATCATCTAAGTCCTTTCGTGTTTCGAACATCTGGGCCAACATCATGGCATTGAACAGCACATGACCAGTGTGAGGTTGTCCCGACTCAGGGTCAATGTCCTCACCAGCATAGAACGCAGTCAGGTGACGAAGTAGAGAGTCAACATACTGAGTCCAATTAGAACCAAGTAAATAGTTACCACGAGCGTATTTGGTGGCACCGTACGTCTGTACTGCCGAGAGCGTTTTGAGAGCCTCGGGATATGTAAGGACGTACGATAGCTCGGGTTTGTTGGTGTTGTAACGCAAAGCTCGACCAGTTCCTTCCGGCCCAGCAGTTCCTCGTACTTCATTGGGTTGAGACACTCCTGCGTTGTTGTCGCTAGCTCGATTTGGTCCGGCTTGGTACCATTCTCGCCACGCATCTGCTTCAGACTCGGGTGAGAGGTTTGGCCCTGATTTGACCCACTCCCTGAGCCCAGCTGCGAACCTTGCTGCATCAGACTCGTTCGAGGGTGTCGTCACTATTCACCTTCCAATCGCGCATGACCCAGCCTTCGAACTTCTCGGCAATCTCCAGCACCGTGGAAGTGTCAAGCTCACCCTCGCCTGTGGTGTCGTACTGCGCCTTGCAGTAGTCGATCGCGTTGCTGATCGAACTCTGGCGGACGATAATAACCTGCTTACGGCCACGTTCCTGAGCAGTCTCAAAGTCCCTGCTGTACTGGGCCTTAGAGGCACCACCGCCGCCGCCACCGCCGCCTGCGGCAGCAGGAGCAGGTGAGTTGTCCTGCATCGGCTCTGAGCTGATCTTGCTCCATTGCCAGTAGCCCTTCTCGTCCTTGTTGGTCTCGACGTAGAAGGTATCACCTTCCTTGAACTTCTGGACCTCTTTGAACAGGCCGGGATTGGCGAAGCTGCGCAATGCTTTGGTACGGACTTGACCTTGATCGTCCTTGAACACTACATCGAGAGTCATGTAGGTTCGTCCGCCCCTTGCGGTCTCCTCGGTGGGAGATCCGACGTGCATAATTGTTCCCTTGCTAATCATTGAATTGCACCTCTTGTTGGTTCTGCCAGTCTGGACCGTATGTAATCTCGGCCCTCATGGGCAGGTTAAACTTGGTTGAATAGAGACTCTCAAATGTTTCCGGCACAGTCTCGAATGCCTTTTTCACTATGGTACTAATATTGTACCACATATCGTCCGGTACGTCAAGAATGATCGAGTCATGGACCGTATTCGTCAGACGAACAAGGTTCGTGTCGACCTTCTCCTGTTGAAGTAGGTTCCACAGGTTGTACCGGGCAATCATCATCAGGTCTGCCCCCAAGCCCTGAACAGGGTAGTTCAGTATCTTGGGCCTGATTCGGCCTAGATTATGTATCAGATCGCGTGGATCGAACTGATACGTACGCCCAGTTACGGTACGTACTTGCTGGGTGGTTGTAGCTTGTACGACAAGATCACTGTGCCATGCCTGTATTCCACGATATTTCTCATAGAATCGCTCGACGACTCCGTCCCAGAACTTTGCGCCACCGTGTTGAGCAAAGTGGAAATCCTTAGCGAACCCCGGAGCACTTCCACCGAAGATAATTCGGAAGAGAAAGAACTTAGCCGTTCTGCGGTCAGGTAGGTTGAACTGTTGCTGGTTGTCGGCATGTTGGTCCTCCTCGTTAAGAATCTCCCGTAACCCCGTCGGGTCTTGACTGGAGAAGACGGCACACACCCACTCCAGTCCCTTCGCGTCTGCGTTTATCAGCATCTTCTAACTCCACTTTGAAATACTCGTGCAAATCATCGAGAAATGCTTTCCCCTCTCGCTTGTAGAACATAGCGAAATTCTCAAGCGCCTTGTATCTGGCTGTCAGATACTTGCTGTTCATGCTGCTCATACTCGTTCCTCTTTGAAAACTCAGACACGAACAGGAATTTGATGTTCCCGTCAATGTTCTGCAGGTTGGGTGACGCCGAGCTAAGACGCCCAGTAACAGCAACACACTGGTTCAGGTTGCCGTGCAGAGTAGCTATGCCCCGCTCAGAAGTCCAGCCTTTGTCATGTATCAGCGTCTCAATTGAATTGCAGTACGCCGACAGACGCTTCATCAATCCGGCCTTTCGGAGAACAAGATCGACCAACTTCTTAGCCCTGCCCTTGCGCGTTTGAGATATGATCTCAAGTGTATCAGCGCCGACGCTGTAAACGCCTTCCTTACTTGTCGCCCACTCTTGCTTGGGTCGTACGAAACCCGGCATAACATGTTCTCGTACTCGTGGTACCATTTTCGGCAGGCCAACCCGTGCGCCGGATTTGTAGACACCATCCTGCTCGTAGTATTTCTCATAGATCTTTCCTCCGTAGATAAGAGCGGACAGCTGGTCGTTCGATCCGGTGTTGATCGGCACACCACCAGTAAACTCCGATATCAAGTCGTCTACCTCTGCTATCTCGGCTTCCGTGTCTTCCTTGACCTGCGCCGCAGCAACAGTGTCGTATCGAAGACCATGCCACTCCATCTCCTCTAGGATAAGAGTGTCCACCATAGCAACAGCAAAAGTATTACGAAAAGCAGCATCGCGGGTTTCCAGTTTAGCCAGCAATTTCTTCGCGCTTTCCCATGTGAGAAAGACGTCGTGGTTCCCGTATGGTATCAGCACATCAGGGGGTATCTGCGAGGTGAGGATTCCCTTGCTCCAGTATTCCTCGTAGACAACATCCTGCTTCGTTTCCAGCCCAAGATACGAGCA